CAGAATTGCAGCATACGAATTTATAGCCGAAATGCAATTGAATACCCAGCTCTTTAGAGATTCTAAAGGCTTCAAAGAATCCAGTCATTGATTCCTCAACTAAGAAAAGGTTCTTTAAACCGCTTTCTTTAGCGATTGAGAAAATGCTATCAGAACCATCCGAAGTTTCTTTGTCGGGGTGCTGTAGCGTGAGAATCGACTTGCCTATCGAAAAGTGAGATGTAAATATAGGAATCATCAAGAAGAGAATAATACACCCTCTTCATATGTCAAGACTTTTTTTGGTGTGCGGGACAACCTTTATAGCTACGTTTCTCGTATTTTTGTCCTTCTGGAATGTCTGATTCATTAAAATATGATTTTAATTGCTTTCCATTTTCATCTACAGCAGAGAAATAGTCAAAAGCCCATTTACAGGAACATGCCCACATGGGAGTTCCATCAATCTTTAGTTGCCCTGGATATTTGGCAAATCCACATTGCAGTGGTCCACTGAAAGTTTTATCTTTCGGGAAAGGTTGTTTGGATGCAAAGTTAGAATAAGCATCCTCTTCGGAGAAATTGTCAAGGTATTCTTGAATGGCTGTCAGTTGATGCTCGAAACCTTCTAGGTCATCATCGGTGATTGGAGCCATGCGAATGATGCCTGAATTCTTAGAGTCGTCTAATTCAAATTTCAAAAATAGAAACTCGCTTGCCCTATCAGAATATTCGGGGAACAAATGCTTTACGGCAAGACTATACATGTAGTCTTGCAAATTATCTTTGACCTCTTTGCCTTTAAAAGTTTCGCGGCTAGTTTTAAAATCTCGAATGAGCGCAAACTTTTGCTTCTTGTAGAGAAACAATTTGTCAATGAATCCTTTGATTTTGTATTTGAATTTGCCATCATTAACGACAATATCGAAATCTTGCTCCGAAACGGCTAGCGCTGGTTTTCCAGCGGATAGACCGAAGAAGTCATACATCAGTCCATTGAGTGTCATTTTTTTAATCAACTCGATATTATCATCGTCATCGACACCAAGACGTTTAGCGTGTTTGAAGATTAGTTTCTCGATAGACTTAACCGAAAAAACATTTTGTTTTTTAATGATTTTATCGTAGATTTTTTTTCTACGAGGATCGCCAAGAACTTCAAATATTAAGTGGCAAACAGTACCACGGGAGCTGCCATCGTTTCCCTTGTCTGGTATGCCAATGACGTACTTTGCATAATACATCCAGCTACAAGACTGGAGAGTTTTGATGCGGCTAGCGGATAACGAATTCTTTGGTTCACTCATGCGGATTTTAATACTTTTCTTAGCATAGACAAGTCTTTTTCTTTAAATTTCTGCTTATTTGCGGCTACAAAAGTAATCAATTCCTTGATGAATTGAGAACGGTCTACAGGAGTATTATACCATTTTTTTAGATCGACTCCAGAATTAAATGCATCAGAGAAGTCGTTGTGAGATTCTGGAGGCAGATTAATCTCAATACAATTAAAATCAAAATACGGCAAAAGATTTAACAATGTTTTAACACATCCAAGATAGCCATGATTCTCGCCATCTAAGTCATTGTTGCCAGCGATGACAATTCTCTTTACGGGAAAAGAGCTGAGATACGATAGCATGATAGACTGACAGCCGAGTCCAAAAGATACTAGATTATTTTTGATACCAGATTCAAAAAGAGCCATGCTGTCGCCTACGCTTTCAACAATTACAGCTTCTCCTGTTTTGCGAATGATAGAATCGACAGTTTCTTCTGCGGGAATATATGCTGGATAAATCCAATTCTTTCTTTTGCCGAGATGTTTCCACTTGGGAATTTTGTCATTGCTATCGTCTATCTTTCTACCGCTAAAGCCAATGATTTGCTTATGCTCGTTATAGATTGGAAACACCATACGTCGATACATCTTGCCAGATTGAGCGAGTCCAGTTTTATAAAAGTTGAGAGTATCATCTGACAATCCTTTCTTCTTGTAGAAAGAGAAGTTGGGGAACAGATTGTTCAGCATTGATTCGGGGTAGATTTGGTCCATTTCGATTGTTTGTTTTTCAGTATATACGTATTCTTCAGACTTATTGATAGAAGATAAAATGTTTTTAATAGCTTGTTGGTCAGAGCCAAAAGTCAATTTGATTAGTCTCTCAAAGGGAAACTTCTGACTACCTTGGGCATAGTCGGTCCATACTCCAGTATTTTTGTAAACACAAATGGCAGTTTCATTGTCGCCGCCTCGATATAAAGCTTTTGTGCGCCAATGATTTCCGCAATCAATCAAGCGATACCCTATTTTTTCAAGGGTAGGCTTGATGTGGATTGGATCAATTGAAGTCTGGGATGTCATCTGATTCATTGTCTTCTAGGTCTGCGCCACCTTCTATTACGCGAGCAATGTCGCGAAGGTCTCCTTTTTCGGTGATGCAGAAATTATGGAACTCAAGATTAATAAAGTTCTTACGCAAATTATCTCCAATGCGAACTGGTTCAACAGCGCCAGCAATATCTTTGCCGAGATGTCGAGCTTTGACATTGATAATTTTATGAGTGCCAAAGTTGCGACCCTCTGTTTCAATTTCATCAGCAGTTTTATTGCGAAGAATGAACATGTGAGAGCAGAACTGTGTGATTCGGTCTGACAACGATACGATGCTTTCGTCATCAACAATATTTGCTGATTGACGGTTATTGGTAATACCACTTCTGTTGGATTGCACAGAAGTAATCATGGGAATGATAGGATCGCCTTCATGAAGGATTTCTTTCTGAATGCACTTCTTGAATTTGTCAACCATTTCGCCAACTACTTGCCATTCATTCTTGCCGCCGCCAGATTCAGAAGTCGTTTTGATATAGTCAAATGAAAAGATCATTTGATTGCCACGACCAACTTTGCCATAGTAAAAGCGCTTGAGAACTTTGATCATTGCATCTACATCCATGCCGCCAACATTATAGTAATAAAACTTTAGGTCTTTTACTTTTGCCCAAGTAGCACGAACTTTTGCGACCACATCTGCTCCAGCTTTTCTCCAGTTTCCTGTTTCAAGAAGATGCATTTGAACGCCAGAAATAGCAGCGCATTGACGCATGATAAGTTCTTCTTTGCTCATCTCGCCATTATCAAAGTGCAATACAGGAACATTGTATTTCATGGAAACTTTTGTAGAGTAGTCCATGCACCATTGAGTTTTTCCTACGCCAGATCGTGCAACAATAACTGTGATGTTTCCTGGTCTTAGCAATGATCCATAGATTTCATTGATTTTTTCATGAGGACCCATCATACCGAATTCGGTGATAGGATTGTTGCCCCGCTCTTCAATCAACGCTTCCATTTCATCATAGATATTTTCTGGTGTATCGTTTCCAATCTCATAAAGATTGATACGAGAATTATAAGAATCATCTGCTGCCCCAATGATTTGACTATAGCTCGACTCTGGAGCAATAGACTTCATCTTGCGAGCAATCTCTTGAGAAGATTCATATATCTCTCTACGAATAGTGAACTTCTTGAGTTCTTTGGCTGTCTTGATTAGATTACCGTGCGGAACTTTGCGCATGGCAAGCGAGCGAATGTAATCAGCAGGATTGAGTCTATCTTCGAAAGATAATCCGAGCGTTGACACTCGCTGTGCGACGATAACCTCATCAATCTGATCGCCAGCGTCAATTGCTTGTTTGATCACTGTAAAGATTGAACTGTGAAGCCCCGAATCTTCGTTGTAGAAATCCTTGTGGCTAATGAAATTGGAAATCTCGCAATAGCTTTCTGGTTCTTTGATTAGTGCTGCTAGCAGCTGTTTTTCTAGTTCTAAGTTGTAGATCATCTGAGTTGAAGATAAGACTTTTTTTACCGTTGTCAATCACAAAGTTACCCCAAAGGATGAAAAAAGCTCTTCGCCGATTTTATCCTTTGGGTAGATTTCAATGAGGGTGATTTCGTTAACTTCGCAGAATTGTAATTTCTTTTCATCTCTTTTTAATTGCTGGAGATATTGAAAACGATTACCATGAAAGAACTCAACATATTTTGTATGTTGACCGCCTTGAACTTCGATGGCAATTTTTTTGTTAGCGTTATAGAAATCAAAAGAAAGGCGAGTGCCGACAAGTTTGAACTCTTCGAATACAATGTCATTCTTCCAATAGGGAAAAAGAAATTCTTTTACTGAAAGCTGAAACTTGCTGCGACTCTTGCCCCTCCATTTGATTAAATATCTTTTAGCATTTTTAAGCTCCGCGACAGAGCCGTTGATTGTTTTAAACTTCATTGCAAATTGCTTTCTTGAAATATCCAACAAGGAATTTGCTGAGTTGTGGGTCTTGTTC